ACAAACCTTTTCGGTTGAAGGGTGAGAACAAGAAGTTTGGAGTTTATGCAAAAAACGAAAAAGGCAATACAGTACAAGTAAAGTTTGGCGACCCTAAGATGGATATCAAGCGTGATAGTCCTGAAAAACGTAGAAACTTTAGAGCAAGACATAACTGTGATAGTCCCGGTCCTAAGCATAAGGCAAAGTATTGGTCATGTAAGATGTGGAGTACAAGTAGTGTAACCGACATACTAGGAAAAATTGACAAACACATATGGGACATTGCAGGCATTAGAAAGTGTAAAGTTCAAAAAGGTATTGATAAAATTAGTAAAGCTCCAAGAACGGGAAGAACGGGAAGAGGTATGCGTGCGTTTATGGCTGCGTGTGTTGCAAATGCAAAACAACATCTTAGAAATTATGAGGGTCTTCAAAATGTAAAAAAACCAAGAGCATTTTGTGCAGAGCTTTGGAGAGACCCCGGTACATTTCCCGGACGAGGTCCGAAGATGAGTCCTAGTAGAGTTAGAGACCAATCAGGTAGAGCATTTCAACGTGCAATGTCACAATCAGGTTGGAAACCTAAAGAAAGATTAAGAAGAGGAAGAACACCTTCTTGGAATAAGAAAAGGTAGTTTCCGGAAAGTTTAGATTACTTATATACCCTTTTGGTCAGTGTATATACATGACAGAATGCACTTGTGGTGGCAATCATGCGAAATCTGAAGACGAAGTAATCGTCGCAACAGAGGAAGTAGAATTAGCTGCTGGATTAGAAGAGCCAGTTGAACTTGGTAAGGAAGAGGCACTTATGAAAGATATGGAAACCACCCTTGCTAAGCTAAAAGAAGTACTCGCGTACCTTGAAGATATGGGCGAAGAGAAAGCCGAAGAAGACGAGGAAGAAGAGGAAGAAGAACCTGAAGAAGAGGAAGAAGAAGAAGAAGAAGAAGAAAAGATGATGGAAGAAGAGAAAGAAGAAGAGAAATCTACTAAACTTGACGACCTAGAAAAATCTTTAGCAACCTTGAAGAAACATGGAATTAACGTTTATACAGGCAAGAAAGCAACTCCTGCTCCAGCTCCAAAAGCTGAAGAACAAGAGGAAATTGATTTCATGAATGTATCAAAATCATTAGAGGAAATAGATAGAATGGCAGAAAACAAAAACTTAGTAGGAGGTTTCTAAAATGGCTGGAATGAGTTTTGAAGATTACGTCAACGCTTACTACAAAGGCGGTTTAGATATCTCAGCAAGATACGGCATAAAGAAAGATGATTTGACAACAGGCGACGGCGCATACTTTAACACAATGTATGGTGCATCTGTTTTCAATCAGCTAAACACAAAATCTGATGTATTCAAGCTTTTGAGAAAAGAAGGCTGGACACAATCTGGATGGAGAGTATTAACAGCTCGAACTGTAACTGGTAGCAATACTGGAGTAGCAGAAGGTGGAGCATTTGGAACATCTGATGTACCAGACCTTGCAGAAGTAACTGCAACCATCAAAGAAATTGTAAGTCCTTACACTGTCTCTACAAGAGCAGCTATCTTAGCTGAAGCAGATGACGGAGTAAAAGGCCTAGCAACTTTCCTAAGAGCGCAAGCAGCAGAAGCACACGCTTTCTACATTGACGCAATGCTAACTGTAGATTACGCAGCAGGGGCAGCAGGAAACAACTTTGAAACATTAACTCGTGTATGTGCAAACTACGCTCAAGTAGGCGCACGTTCAGGAACTGTTGCAGCAGAAGTCGACATTTACGACATGGGTGCAAGAGGAGATGGAGCAACATGGGCTGATGGTTTTGTTAGCGGAGAAGGTGGAACAAACAGAGTATTAAGTTTAGATATTCTTGACGCAACTATTCAAAATGCAATCGAAAATGGCGCATCTTACGACAATTTAGTTTTATTAATGGGTCACACACAGTTGACTGAATTAAAACAATTAATTACAGCAGGAAGTTCAAATGCAACATGGAGAATGGCATTAGAATCACAAGCACCTAAAGGAACAAACGGAGTCGCATCAGAACCGGGAATGAACCTAGATGGAAGAATGGGATACTATGACAGCATACCAATCTACGCAACACAACATTTGGCTACAGCAATGACTGACCAATCTGGTGGAACCTCAATGGGTCCAATTATGTTGTTAGATTTAGAACACCTATACATGAAGATTGCAGCACCAACTACTTTCTTGGCTCAAGAAGATTTGGCAAACGTGCAAGCATTGAAGCGTAACTACGCATTCATGACAGCTGGTGAATTAATTGCAACTAAGTTCAATACACAAGGACTAATTACTGACTTGAAAGTAGCATAATCGGAGCTATGATTACATGGTTACGATTAGGTACAAAGGACATAAGCCTACTCATGTTAGGACTGACGGTGGGCGCAGTATTGCGTTCCACCCCGGTGAAGTCCACACGTTTGACGAAAATGACAAAAGATACAAAGAGTTTTGTAAAAGGTTACTTACCCAATCAGACATCTTTGAAGTCCAAACTGAAGTTGGGGCTAAGAAGGTCGGCGCAGGGGTTAGAACTCGCAGCAAAGCTTCTCGAAACAAAACCCAAAAGAAAGTAGACGCAGCACTTAAAAAGCCCAAGGGTCTTAAGAAGGCTAAGGGGAAAGCTAAGTAATGGCGAATACACTAACAAAAAAACGAATAAGCAGTTCACTTAAGACTTTACTTATAGAAAATGATGCAACCACTTTGAGTGGCGCTACATATGTGGCACTTATAGATGGTGTAGAAATAGAGGCTTACGAAAGAGCTTCAATACAAGTATTGTCTAACGATGAGAATGGAGGGCTTACTTGTCAAGTATGGGGTTCTTTGTTTGATGCAGCAGAAGCTTTACCAGTGACAAACAGTAAATGGGTACAGATAGGAGATGATATAGTAGTAGCAGCAAGTTCAGGTGCTATGAAGTCTATATCTACGACAGGTTTGAGACACATTGCAGTAACTGTAAAAGCAACAGATGGTAGTTCAACTACTGTTATAACTGCTGGTGATTGTAAAGTATTCTTACAGGGGACCATTTAGTGAATGGCTTCTCCTATATACTCTGAAATTGTCTTCGTAAGTGAGGTGGCCTAATGGCTACAGTGATTTGGTATTCTAACCCTACATCAGGGAACGCTATGAATTGGACAGATTCTAATCAATGGAATCAAGCAGATGATGGTTCAGGCACAGCAGGAAATCCAGATTCAACAGATGACAAAGCAGTAATTCAAAGTGGAGATACCGTTACATTAGATGGTAATGTAACAACGGGACAATGTGCTGTAGAGGGAACACTTACAGGTAATGCTTCATATTCATTGACATTAGCAGGTAGTGACCAAGATAATAATTTTACCAATAGTGGTGGAACAGTTACAAATTTAAATCTTATAATGACTGGAATAAGAGCTTCTGGAGATAGGAGCATTATTGATTCAGGCAGCGGAATACGAGATTTAACTATTAACGATACAACTAACAGTGGCAATAATGTTCACGCATTAGGTAATAATTTATCTATATCTGGAGACCTTACAATAACGTCAGGGACTTTAGACACACAATTTAGTTCTACAGACAGGTCACTTACAGTAGCAGGAACTACACAAGTAACAGGAACATTAACTTGTAATTCTTCAGCAATAAGTTTAGGAACTGGTTTAACTTCAGGTTGGGGTTTAGATATACAATCAGGCGGAACATTTACTGGCGGAAGTGGAACTCACACTATTGGTTCTATTTTTGCAGCAGGAGGAGGAACAAGAACAATTACATTATCAAGTGGAGCTACTACAATTGACAGTAAAAACACAGGCAATGGATATAGTATAAATCTTGCATCTGGAGCTACATTTAATCACGGTAGTGGAACGGTTACTATGACTTATGCAGGAAATACTTTAATCCAATTAAGTGGTGGAACTTTAGCATTTAATACATTTACATATAATGCATCAGGTCGCACATTAGAATTACGAAGTCCGATGTCTTGTGCAGCAAATTTAACATTAACCGCAGGAACATTAGATACAAAGTCAGGCACTAATCACGCACTTACAGTAACAGGAAAAGCATACATTGGGCCTAATGATGGAACGTCAGATACTGCAACATTAACTTGTAATGCTTCGGATATTAGTATAGGCTCTGGATATACAGCAGATTATTCTTTAATGGTTGTAGGAGGAGGAACCTTTGTTGGAGGTAGTGGAACACATACTTTAGGTTCGATATACCAAGCTAATGCAGCAGGTGCTAAAATTACACTATCAAGTGGAACTACTAATATTAATGCTGAATACTCGAGCGGTAATTATGCAATTAACATATTAGGTTCTAGTGCAACTTTTAATCACGGTGGCGGAACTGTGTTAATGAATTATTCAGGCACTACATATATTAGGGAAGATAATAGCACACTTGAATTAAATGATTTAACAATAAATCACGGAAGTGCTGACGTTAATACAAATAGTAATTTAACTTGTGCAGGAGATGTTACAATAACTGCTGGAATACTTGATACAGAAGATGATACAATTTCATTTGGAAGTCTTACAATAGCAAGTGGAGCAACATATGATGCAACAAGCGGAACTACTGAAATAACAAGTGCAGCATCTAATTATGCAATTAGTAATGCAGGAACATTTACACATAATGATGGGACTGTAACGATAACGGGTGGAAGCAATCAATGGTTGCATAATGGCCCATATTACAATTTAATATCTAATAATGATTCAAGTATAGGAATGGGTATTGGTGCAAATATTACAGTAGCAAATGATTTAACAGTCAATGCCAGTAAAAACGTAGGCTGGGTATCTGCGGGTAATACTTTAACAGTAACAGGAGATGTAATAGTAAATGGCTATCTTAACAAATACAATTCATCGACAGTAACGGCAGATTTATCATTTGGAAGTCTTACAATAGCAAGTGGAGGAACATATTACGCAACAAGCGGAACTACTACTATTACTGACCAAACTGGAGGTGGTTATGGTTGGAATAATGCAGGAACTTTTACACATAACAATGGTAAAGTTACGTTTACAGACAATTTAAATCCTTATATTATAGAATCTACATTTTATGATATGGAAATAAATTTAGCTCAAAATACAAGTGAACTGCGTTCAGACGATATAGGTGGTGCTGGATTTACTATATTAAATGATTTAACAATTACAAGAGGAAGATTTAAGTTTAACACTGCTGGAGATAGTATGACTGTTCACGGATTAACTAAGTTAGAAACTAATGGTCAGTTTGGATTAAATTCGCCTTCTGGGACTCATACTTTTAATGGATTAGTAACTGTAAACGGAGGCACTTGGTTTTTATCAAGTGGTACTAACAATATGGCAGGAATTAGAAACGTAGGAGGCACAATATCATGAGTACAATAAACATAACAGGCACGGGCGGAATAATAGAAGGAAACTTAGGAGCAGCAAACGTTAATGTAAATCTTGACCCTGTTTTAAATGTTAATGGAACCGATAATGTAATAGTAGCATCTTCAGCTAATTTTAGAAGTAGTGATAATGTCGGTGCTGTAACTGCTTGGGTAAAAACCACATCAGGTTCTACACAAACCATATTTTCTGCTGGCGATACGGCAGATGATGATAATTACGCTAGTTTTTATTTAGTTGGCAGACCACATATTCGACTTCAAGAAGGTTCTATTAAATATACAATAAGAACAAATACATTTGTTAATGATGGTTCTTGGCATCACATTGCTTGGGTATGTGACGGCAGTGCAATAAAAATATACATTGATGGCGTTGACGAAACACTTGTTGTAGACCACGGTTCTAATAATGGTGATTGGTTTAACGAATTTAATCAACTTGATAATGTTGTTATTTCGGCTTTACAAAGGGAATCAACTACAAATTTTTTTAACGGTTACATAGCCGATGTAAGATATTATTCAGATGCAATTACAGCATCGGAAGTTGCAATACTAGCAAGTAAAATAAATGGTGAAACACCAACAATAGACAACCGTCAACACTGGTGGAAACTTAACAGTGCAACTTTATCATCTTCAGGATTAGGAGAAGATTTTGGTGATGCTACAGATATTGATTTAACACCTAACCACATAGTTGCAGGAGAAATAGAATACGACGACAGATGGAACGTTTACAGTAACACAAGGAAAGGTAGAGGGTAAGGCTTTGACATCACTTGCTTTTGATGGCACTAATGATAATGTTATTTTGGGAAGCGATATAACTTTAGCTAATGATTTTAGTATAGCTACTTGGATTAGGGCTGATGAGTTTTCATCTAATGTTTTAATAGGTAATTCTAACGGAAATCATAAAATACAATTTGTAAGTAGCACTTCTTTACAATTTAACATAAATGGTCAAGGAAATGAAAGTACTTCTGTAAGTGGATTGTCAACAGATACTTGGCATCATTTTGTAGTCACAAGAGTTGATAGTACAGGTGAAACAAATATTTATGTTGATGGTGTTTTAGTAGGCTCTAAAACATTTGATGCAAGCAATGATTTTGTAATTAATAGATTAGGAATAAAAGACGATTCGCCTTATGATGGAGACATTCGAGATTTAAGGATTTATGAATACAAATTAAGTGCAGAGCAAGCAGCTTCTCTTTATTCTGGAACATATCCACAAACACCAAATCATCATTATAAATTAGATGACAGTATTCAAGGCACTGCAACTACAACTGTCGCAGATTCAGGAACGGCAACTGCGGTTAACGGTTCGCTTGATAGTTATGTTACAACAACAGGTACTGCTGGAGGTGGAGGAGGTAGCGGATGGCAGAACGGCACTCTTGACCTTGACGGAACACTTACGATAGCAGCTAACGGAACTTTGTCAGCACCAAGAGGTACTGTAAGTATAGCTGCAAATTTTACTAATAATGGAACATATACACATAACAGTGGAACATTTGTATATTCTAATGATTGTAATAATACAACGTATTTGTTAGGAAGTAGTGAAACTGTATTTCATATTTTAACATCCGAAGAGACAGGTTTTCACGCCCCTGTAATATCTTCAAATACTACAATAGAAAATCAATTTAATGTTCAGCACGTACGACTTCAAGGCGGCGCAACTCTTACAATGGGGACTGCTACTTCTTCTGGAACTATATTCAATACTAACGCAAATGGTTTAGATTTAAACGCTAATACTGTAAATGCATCTAAAATAAAAGGAGTCAATTCGCTTTATCCAGCACTAATAACAGGACACGACGCAGGTATAGATTTTGATAATGGAGGTTCAGGCTCTAAAGTAGAATTAGAAAATGTTGATTATCAAGGCACTGGGGGTGGAATAACAACAGGCGGTGGCGGTGTGACAATAACACTTACAGGAGATTGTGAGTTTGATGCCGTAACAGTAAGTAGTGGAGATACTTTAGATTTTAATGGTAATCACGTTAGAATTGCAGGAACTTTAAATAGTAATAGTGATGAAGGATTAAAAGATACAGCAGGTAATGCAATATTAGTTGTAGATGATGCTAATTTAGGAGAAAACGCTCATTCTTCTTGTCAAAATACACATTACATAGGTATAGGAACTGGAAGTCAATATATTCAAAGAGGTAACTTTAAAACTGTAATGACAAATGCAGGAGATAATGCAAGCACTTTTAGTAATTACGGTCCTAATTCTACAAATACTAATTTAATATGTGCAAGTAAAACAACAAGTGGTTTTGGCACAACAGGAGGTTCAAGTAATCCAACTATAATGAATAATGTTACTGTGCCTACAACCGCAGGATATACTTCTCCAGAGGGATTAAAGCCACAAGTAAACGAAATGAGAGTGTCAGGAGATTTTACTACCAGTGGTGGTCTTATTGGTAAGAGTGCTTACAGTTCAGATGGAGGGTCTTCTAATTCAGGTACTGGTTCTGGAGTAGGGTTATCAGCAACAACTGGACCATTTACAATAGAACAGTGGGTAAAACGTGCAGATTATAGCTCAGGTGCAGAAAAACACATAAGTCAAATGAATAGTTTACAAATATATTTTGCAGCAGGTGGTACATTCCACGTTAAATGTGGAGACAATTCAAATCTGCAAACTGCCGCAGGTAATGTTAACTTTTCAACTACTTCAGGTTTTGGTGACAATAAATGGTATCACATCGCAGTTGTTTATGATGCTACTGCAACAAGAAAAAGAAGAGCATTTGTAAATGGTAAAGAATATGCCCTTTCTAATTCAGATTCAGCAATAACTTTAGGTAACGTTAATGATTATTACATAGGTAGATACTTTGGAAGTACATCTTATAATATGGATGGTCAAATAGGATATCTAAGAATTTGGGACGAAGCTCGAACTGGAACAGAAATACGAGACGGGATGTTTAAACGAACTCCAACTGATTCTAATAGTAAGTGTAAAATTAATTTATTGTTTGATGAAGGAACAGGTACAACCGTAGACAATATAGGTACAGTAGGTTCCGCAGGAGATGGTACACTTAACGCAGCACTATGGGCAGGTTCAGGAACATTTGACAAAGGCACTTCTACGCTTACAATGTCTGGTTCTAACAAGTTTATCAATTACAATGGTGGAGTTGAAGATATTTCTAATTTAAATATTACAGGAACTATTACCTTAAAAGATTTAGACGGAGGAGGCAGTTCTTTTAGATTGAATGGAA